CCCTCCACCCCTGCCCCCACCTTTCAACTGCGGTGGAAATCGTAATACCCAGATTCCTATTAGTAGTGTAAATGATGGTAAGTGTGACTGCTTACCCGGTTTCGACGACGAAGGTGTCGATGACAATGGAGTTGCAAAAGGTGCCTGCAAACCTCAGCAGTTGGGCAGTTTGTTGAATAAAGCTTCGAATTTTGGTAGCTGGTACTATCCACAACAAATTAGCGAAGAAGTGCCTGCAACAACACGTTATCCTGAGGTAGCTAAAAATTGGTCCGGTGGCTACAGCCATTCGTATGAAGATGGTATTTTTACCGCAAAAACACAAAAAGACATTAAATACCAACAGCTTCCATACCTGATCAAAGAGGATAAATCTGGGTGGTCAAATCAGCATTTCACTGGTAAAACAAAATCTCAATGTGAAGAAATTTCAAAAAATCATCCCAGGTCGCCGGGGTTTACCTACTTTGTGAAAGGTAGAAACGGAAGAGGAAACAGTTCGCTATGTGTAGTTTATGGTGGAAACAATGGTAAGCCAACTGACAGGAAGTGTGTTCACGATCATAGAAAACATCCAGAATGTTGGGAACGTAAACCCACTCAAAAAGAAAAAGATTACGAAACCAGTGTAAGAATGTACAACCAATCCAAAGCATATCAACAGGGAACGTTCTGGAACTGGTTTGATTCTAGCGAATGGAAAAAGGACAAGTACTGGACATAAAAATCTCATGATACTGTAATGAGCAACTCAAACAATGACGGGGGGTCGAGTTTAGGGATAGCCTTACTCGTCATGTCTTGTCTATCATATATGTCATCACTGAGTTCTTCTATCAGCAGTGTCATGCTGTCAAGCGCTGAACCAGCGCCGAAATCGTCAGAAGAGAGCTTGCCTAGTGAGATTTCTGACTTTGTCGTAGAATCAGAACCGGAACCGGAACCGGAACCGGCTTCCTTCTCAGCAGAAACGATGTCCCAAACATTCGAAGTGGAGGGAGAGGAGGAGAAGAAGGAAGAAGTCAAGAAGGAAACGTTCAAACTTCTTGAAGACAAAGACTATGGTGGGAGTGACTTATATCATTACCATCCTAATAGTGATGTTCCATTTACCAAGGAAAGGTGTTTGCATGATTGTTCTGTAGATTCCAAATGCAAGGCTGTTGTGTTTAATGGGGCGATGACCAAGTGCTGGGCTAAGAGAATGGCTGACCACGAACTTCCCTTACACAGGAATAATACAGACAGGGTCGCGTATGTAAAGAAGGATACATATGAAGAAGCCATGAAAAAATATGGGTAATCAGTATATGATCTACGTCGTATTATTCGTCGTGATACTATGTTTGATGTATGAAAAACATACCAAGGTGGAGGAAGTAGAGGGTTCACACTTCTTCTACCTCAGTGATGGAGCTTCTAAGGATGTATACGAAAAGATGCGTCGAAACGGTATGAGTGATGAAGAACTCAAAGATTTCATCATGATGGAAGATCAACTGTTAGGTCTTGAACAGAAGGCGGTGTGCACCGGAATTCCATATTCTTTACAGGGAAATGGAATATCAAAGAAGATCAAAGAAAAGTTTCCAAAGTACAACTTTAATTATCACACGATTCATCTCAAACAGTTGGCAGAACCTGGAAAAACCATAAACCGTAGAATCATGTGTCAAGCTTAAAAGGATAAAACGTGTCACAAGTATGGACAATGGTAGACACCTGGTCGTTGAACGTCCCGATGGCTCTATAGCGATAGCATTTAACGAAGACATTCAACCACCTTCAACACGAACGCATGTCACTGTTCGTGTTATCGGATTCCGTTATACTCGCGGTTCAAAACTTTCATCGAACATACTATTTTACATTAGTGTTTTCATGGCGGCATTTTTTCATAGGACGATTGACATCTTCAACGCCTTCATGATCTTGATCACCATGTCATTATTGTATTCAGAGTGGCTCGTTTCTAAATCTCAACTCTTGTGTCACGGAATGGTATCTTCTCTATTATTCCTTCCAGTTCTTACAATTCATATGTGGGATCAGGTCGCATATCAATTGGGTTGTATGGTGCTGTGTTTCATTTCACATTTCACCTCGGAAGATATTACTGTTGAGCATCTTGAACAAGTTCCATAGAAGCATCTTATGTTGTGGACTCTCCACATCCTCCCAGTTGTCATACACGTGCATGATGAGTTTGTTGTCATCAATTTCATCACGTGCTCTAAAAGAAAGTGGCGCCAGGATTCCTTGACTTCTCACAGTCCTTATATAATCAGCGATGATGTAGATGATGGCGTCTAGAAATTCTTCCCTCGCCATATCCAACCACGAGTTTCTCTCAGTTCCCCACCGTTGGGTGTTGTCACTCACTCGCAAGCCGTGATTATATTTTCTCAACCCTAGCTCTAACCGTCCGATTAATTCCTCTCGGACGGGCATTTGAATTTAAGTTGTTCCTCCGCTTTAACCAATTTTTCCTATACTCATCCATCTTTTTTTGAGAAGGTTCACGTTTGAAGTTCCTCACATGGTTCATGATGTAGTTTGAAGCCATATTTCTCCAACTGTTCCTCATGTTGTATGGAATTCCAGTCACGTTTACCTTGTTCATGAGGAATTTCTTTTCCAACGCGTTTCGTCTTTCAAATTTCCACCTGTTCACCATACGCTTTTCCAAATTTTTAACATCGCCCTTGAAAGGTAGACCGGTGGTTTTGTTGGGTTTCAGACGTTTCATGGCATTCTTCACGTTTTGCACATCTCTCGTGAGGTTAGGGCTGTAGCGCTTTATCCACTTGGAACCATATTCCTTCTCGAGTTGTTTACGGATGGAGTTGTCATTCAGACCACGTTTTTTGATAGTCTTATTGCGGAGGTTTGCGGTGCGTTTGTTTATTTTATTGCGCTGCACCTCTCGTTTGGTTGGTTTTGGTTTTGGAGGTGGGGACTTTGGTTTAGACATCTTATTGTTACGGTATTTCTCAATCTTTTTACATATCACCTGCTTCGTATCCTTGGGGTCGAGGGGAATCTTCAAGATTTTAGCGATGCGTTGAAGTTCCTTCTTCCCCGTGTTGTTACACAGGGTCTTATTAACCCTAAACATATTACCCTTGCCGGAAAGGGAGGAGTTTTTGTTCTTGTTTGTGTTTCTAAACGTCTGGGTGTTCGTCTTCTTCTTGATCATGTCACATATCTCGGCTCTGGTCGCGTTTCGTGTTCCCGTGGCACCTCTTACCCTAAAGTTGACGATACCAAAATTCTTGGCGAGATCCACAATTTCAGATCTCTTCATGCGCTCACACATCTTTCCAGTTATTTTGACCGCTTTCATCTGATTCTCCGTCAACTTTCTCTTCTTGTATACACGTTTGACTCTCGTGTTCATGACCTTCGCCTTGGTCTTGGACTTCTTCTTTTTGGGTTTCGCCTTCGTCTTATTTCTCTTCGGAGATCCGAGAACGATATCTCCCTCCCCACTGTTATGGAACTGTTGAATTAATTTAGAGATGGACCTGTAGCCATTCTCGAGGACAGCTGGATTTTTCGCCCCAATGAGTTGCACGTTACCAGATCTAGTCATGTTTACGGTGTATCCATGCATATTCACATACATCATAGGGGATATTTCGGGGACATAGTTTACCGTGCCATACTTGGCAAACTTGAATTGTAATCTTTTCAGGTTGAAGGTTCCGTTTATGTTAAACTGACCACTTAAATTATTGAACTGGATTGGACCACCAAAGAATGGTTGCCCTCTCGTGTAGTTGTCGACGACGTAACGACGAATGAGTTCCGGTTGTCTGGACATGTGACTCACCAAAAATCCACCCGAGAAACGAATCTTTCCGTTTTTGTAAATGTTCACATTTACCCCCTTGCTCTCCCCAAGGTCATTGGATATGATGATCTTAAATTCCACAGTCACGAGAGGGATGTTCATGTTACCCTTGAGACCTAGATCACGTGTATGTCGGAGGGCGATCTTTTGTGTGCCGTATCTACCCAACATCTCCGTAGTCTCTATATAAAGACCGTCAGCGATTTCAGATTTAGCGAGTGGGGTTCTCCTTAAAATATCCTTAAGTTCGAGAACCACGTCCTTCTGACCATACCCACTATCAACACCGGCGTTGAACATACCAGGCTTAAAGGGGGAAATTTCGAGGTTCATGTCATTGTTGGCAAACAGGGCTTCGTTTATTTCTGGCATGGTGAACTCATCGATTTCACCAAAACTTTCCGCTTCCATCGCATTTCTGACTAATTTATTGGTATTTAAATCGGCAAATTCATTTGCTAAAGGGGAATTTTCAAATTGGGCAAAGGTGCTACGTCTTTGAGGAGGAGGAGGAGGGGGTCGTCGTATCTCCGTTCTCACGGGTTCACGGAAACCAGCTCGCCGCATACGTTCTTCACGATCTTTGATGCGCTGTCTCCGTAACATATCCTCCTCAATTTCTCGCGCAAAATTATCATTGTTCGAGTTTGAGTCTGAATTTTGGATCTCCACCCCAGATCGTCTCACAAATTCTCTGACCTGCTGGCTCATGTTACTATATGTAATTATTTTTTTAGTGATTGTTTCCTACTGAAAGTTCCTCCTCGACGATGTCCACCCCGTAAAACACTGGCTGAGAAGGATAATCCCTACCCTTGTAGTTCACAGCTTCAGTCCTAACGGTGATCCCATACGCGCTGAACGGCCCAACGTAAAAGTCAGGGTTGAACAGGTCGGGTTTCTTACCCTTGAGACTTCTCGAGCAGTGTGAGTTATACGCCTGAACGAAGATGTCTTCTGGAACAAACTTATCCTTCTCCTTGATGACGCGGATGGAGTTGAGGAAGTGATGAAGTGTGTTCGCCACCATCGCGACTTGGTTCTGGATCGTTTTGAAGTATTTAGGAACGACGTTCCAGATGTCGCGGTCGTTATATTTCCCAGAGTATTCCAGATACGCGCGGACACATTTGAGGAGAATGGCCGGTAGTTCCGCTTCAAGTTTGCGGTCAAGATTGGGATCGGCTTCTTGAACTTGCTTAGTGAAGTTCCAGGGAAGGATACGACGAAGGACGGAGCCTGACTTATCGTTCCAGTTTGGCACTTCGTTTCCACCCAGAATACCAGGAACCTTCCAGTTGGGTAGGGAGACGGCCTGTTTGTTCTTGATGTTCACGGCGATTCCTTCACCAGACACCAAAGACTGGAACTCCGCCTGTTCCAACGCGAGATCGCCCTTCACCTCTGGAGCGACGAACAAGAACGCGTCTTTGATAGCGGAAAGACCAAACTTCCTCTCGATGTTGTTACCCAATGTCTTCACGTCGACCGTGTCATAAAACCTCTGAAACACGTTGTTGATCAGCGTAGATTTACCCGATCTGGCTATACCCTTGAAGAAAGGAATCACCTGCCACTTGTCTAGATCACCAACATCGTAGCAAAGACGACCACCTACGACATACGCCCACTTGCACACTTCCTTTTCAAAACCCTGATAGTCGAGAATCTTGTCAAAGTTCGGTGTGGGAATATCATACCAATCCTCAACGTCGGAGTAATCTACAAACTCCTGATCGAAATACTTACAAGCGATGATCGCCGGATCCAAAACCCTAAAATCTACACTGTCATACGGGTAAAACTTACACGTGGGGTGACCCTCGTGCTGAGGTCCATTCTCTTTACCGATGAAGACTCCATTTTTAAACGACCACACATGACGCCTCTTCTCGATAACAGGAAACTGGGGGTCGATACAGTTCGTCATATGATGAGTCACATCCCTATAGATGTTTCCCTTGCTGGTGAAATTCTTCCAGTTGTTGAGTTCATCATCCTTTGGAGCGAGAGAATAGATGAAGGATGAAATCTCAAACTTTGGTTTCCAGGCACGAGTGCCATGTCCAGCAGCTGTCTTGATCTCTTCGTAACAGTAGTCTCTATATCTACGATACCCACGCTTCTGCGTCTCGTCGAGACAGTGAATAATACACTTTTGGTAAGGGGAACAAGACTCAATTTCATCCTCATCCATGGCACAGGGGTCGGCGAATGAACTGATGAGAGGCTGGGCTGTTGGGTTTACAACACGTTCAAAGGCGTTGTAATGTCTCCTAACGTTATCATACCCATCCTTCAGCTGCTTGACGACGTTGTTTACCCTCTTGAGAAGGGTAATCCCATTGTCATCTTCCTTGGATTTAATTCCAAGTTCGCCCATGCGGTTTCGCAGGTCCAGGAGGTATCGCCTCTGCTTCTCTTTGATGCCTTTCACAGCCATGAGATCAATTCTCTCTGCCATCGGGTTGTTATGTTCATCCCAGTTCTCCTTGTGCAAGAACTGACGGTAGCCAAGCTCCCGCGAGTTTCTGAAATCCCCCGTCCTGAGATCCCAGGCCTTCTCAAAAATTTCCACGACTTTACAAACTTCATCTTCATTCATCGACTGGATTGACCGTTTTTGCAGTTCCAATAGTGCTTCATACCTATCCGGTTCCTTATCGATGAAGTGGGTTTCCTCCATTTATAGTACTTACAAATTTTCTCTCTAATTGATTTTCCAAAATTATATTTTGCTCAAAATTTTGATCAGGATTTTATTTTGGGTTTGGAGTTGTTGAGCGATTGTGACCAGAGCGGTGCATACCGTGTCACCATCCTCGGTCGCGAGAAGGGAGGTCATGAGAGACACGAGATCCACGTCATCATCCTCATCCTCATCCTCTTCAATATCGACGAGCTCCTCATCGTCATCAGTTATGGTTTCGAGATCTTCATTTTCATCCTCGGGAACAATTTCACCTTCCTCGAGATCTTCAGGGCGAACGGACATTTTATCTAGGCCGAGAAAAATTTGATCGCGGAAAGTCGCAGAATTATTTTCTCCGTATATAGTACAAAAACTCTCAAAATGGCCGGTGGTCTTATGCAACTCGTAGCTTACGGTGCCCAGGATGTCTACCTTACTGGTAACCCTGAGGTAACCTTTTACCAGGCCAAGTACAAGCGCCACACCAACTTCGCGATGGAGAACATCGAGCAGACCCTCAACGGTAACCCCGGCAACTCCGGCCGCGTTTCCGTGACTGTCGCCCGCAACGGTGATCTCGTCGGTGACATGTATGTCGAGCTTGAGTCCGAAGCCACTGCGGGCTCCGCGGCTGCTTGCTGGGTCGCCGAGCGCGCGATCTCTTCCATCGAGCTCTCCATCGGTGGTCAGCGTGTTGACAAGCAATACCAGAAGTGGTGGCGCCTCTACACCGAGCTTCACCTCGACGAGGCCAAGAAGGCCACTTACGGTAAGCTCACCACCGCCGAGGATGGCAAGACCGTCTTCCTCCCCCTCATGTTCTTCTTCAACCGCAACCCCGGTCTCTACCTCCCCCTCATCGCCCTCCAATACCACGAGGTCCGCATCGATTTCGACCTCGCCTCGGACATGGAGACCTACCTCAACAAGGGTGTCTTCAAGGTGTGGGCTAACTACATCTACCTCGACACCGAGGAGCGTCGCCGCTTCGCCCAGAAGGGTCACGAGTACCTCATCGAGCAGGTCCAGCACACTGGTGTTGACACCGTTGATGCCGCCGGCACCAAGCAGATCCGCCTCTCCTACAACCACCCCGTCAAGGAGCTCGTGTGGTGCCTTGCCGGTTCGGGCGCCGATGGCCTCTGGAACTTCGGTAAGGCCGCCGGTGTCGCGGACGCGATCGCCCTTAAGGCCGGTCCCTCGGATATCACCACCACCATCGGTGATCAGGCGCTTCCCATCTCCGCCGCGACCGGTGCCCCCGTTGTCGCCACCGCGGGTCACGCTAACCGTGTTGCCTGGACCGAGGAGGCTCAGGGTGCGATGTCCAAGTTCAAGCTCGTCCTCAACGGCCAGGACCGCTTCAAGGAGCAGGGTGGCAAGTATTTCAACCAGGTGCAGCCCTTCAACCACCACTCCGGTTGCCCCTTCCCCGGTGTCTACGCTTACTCCTTCGCGCTCAAGCCCGAGGAGCACCAGCCCACCGGCACCTGCAACTTCTCCCGCATCGACAACGCGCAGGTCTCCATCACCACCGCGGACGCGGGGAACGCGACCAACCTCCACATGTTCGCGACCAACTACAACGTCCTCCGCATCCAGTCGGGTATGGGTGGCCTTGCCTTCTCCAACTAAATGCTCACTAGAAGTATTTTAGTAAATATCATTAAAAATCCTTTTTAAATATCGTGCACTGCGCTATTTAAAAATGATCATCCCTCTTACAGTCCCTCCATCCTTCGAGACGGAGTTTCTTCTTGTTCATCTCGCTTTTTGGTTTGGTGCTCTCTGTGGTCCACGTGGTCCGTTTTTTAGATTGTGTGACTTCTTCCGCGGCCTCTCGTGCGACTTCTTCCACAGTTGGGTGAGTCTTTTTCATTAGGCGTTTCACGAGCAGTGACCACCGGATAAGACATTCCTCTTCATTCGATTCGAAACCAACGTCCCACATTTCTTTATTCTCAGGTTCTGAGTAGTATGCACCCCGCATTTTCACCCGGGATTCCATACCTGGATACATGTCAAAGAATCTTTTTGTCATAGGAGACATATTGACAGGCTGGCACTTTAAAAAGTATGCACCCCTGCTGAGTAAGCCGTTGTTGACCCGGTTTTGAGAAAGTGTGCACCCCCCTCTAAAAGTGTGAGTTTTGAGAGATACGTCGTGGCGCACGACTATGGTGTCGTACTCGACGTCGTGTGCACGAATATGTAGTTTTTAGGACGTTTTCTGTACGCTTCCCCCGGGGATGTACAGCTCGGTGCCGCGTACGAGTGACGTGCGAAGTCGCTTAAACGTGAAAGATGAAAGTATACCATGTTGCGCAAATTATTTGACATTATTACAAAAGTTGAAAAACCCATATTAGGACGTTGGAATCTCAAATCATGTAGTGAAATTTCAACATCTATTAACTCTATATACCAGAACAGAGATCACTGTGGAGATACTATATGTAAAACACCTAAAAAGGCATCGGAATATGAAATTGGAATGAAACAAAAGTCTCAGGACAAAGTATGATAGCTACTGCATTTCTCAATCATCCTCATATGAAGGGCGTAGTCGAATTCTTCGAGAGGGGAACCAAAGTGATAATAAAGGGAACACTTCGTTCCAATAAATACAAGAACAGCATTCATGGAATTCATATCCACGAAGCGGGTGACCTCACTGACGGGTGTGCGAGCGCATGTGCTCACTTTAACCCATACGGAAAAAAACACGGTGGACCAAAATCGACGGAAAGACACGTTGGCGACTTGGGTAACATCAAGTTCGACAGCAGGGGTGTTGCCAGGTTCCGAATGGTGGATCCACTCGTCAAGCTACGAGGGTCGAAGGCAAACGTGATAGGTCGCGCGATTGTCGTTCACGAGGATCCTGATGATTTGGGACAGGGTGGACATAGTGATAGCCTGACCACTGGGCATGCGGGAAAGAGAATCACATGCGCCGTGATCGGCTACTCGAAGAAGATGTGTAAGAAGTGAGAATCAAAATAAAGAGGAATGTCGATACATAACTATGTATGAAGTATACACCGACGGAAGCTGTTTAGGAAACCCTGGACGCGGTGGGTGGGCTGCCATATCTTCAGATTTTAGATTATGTGGTTCTCAACCCAATACAACGAACAATGTGATGGAAATGACTGCCATTATTAAAGCTCTCGAACAGTGTCTGTGGATGGAAAAGACTTGTGTGCGTATAATTACCGATAGCAATTACGTGAAGAATGGAATTACCACGTGGATACATAATTGGAAAAGGAATGGATGGAAGACAGCCAACGGTGCAGATGTGAAAAATAAAGAGTTATGGACTAAGATGGATGAACTGAGGCAGAAAATTACCATGATTGAGTGGAGGTGGGTTAAGGCCCATAATGGAAATGCCCAAAATGAGGCTGTAGATAAATTAGCCAGGGAATGTGCGAAAAATTTATCTGAATAGAATAGATGTCATGAGTGTTCAAAACTTGTCAAAACTGGATGAACACTGTGAATGGTGTGAAAAGCAGGAGAAGTTACTTGTTAAGTGGGCAGAGAAAGCGGCCGGGTACCGCTGGCTCCATAACCATGCACGCCTTTATTATAAAAAGCAAAATGACTGGTTGGCCTACCCCTCGATTATCATAGCCTCGATAACAGGTGTCGGTGGTTTCGCGGTTCTCAATCCTAGTGGAAACGAAGATGTCTCTCAGGACACGAAGAACAATATCATGATCATCCAATACTTTTTCGCATTTCTCAATGTTTTGGGTGGAATTCTCTCTTCGATAAGCAAATTTAGTCAGAGTCTCCCCCTTAGTGAGTCACATTCCGCGATGTGTGTACAATGGTCCAAGTTCTATAGGTCAATAGACATGGAATTGTCTCTAGATATCAAACACCGTGGGAATGTCGTTGAGTTTATCATGAAGTCTCGTGAAGAGTATGATAAACTTCTAGATGAAGCTCCAGATATACCGTCTATTTCGATCCAGGCTTTCTTGGTTCAGTTCCCAGAAAAGGAGAATAAACCAGATGTGTGTAATGGTCTCAGTATCGTGGTGAGTGATGACGCCGCATCAGTTTCAGGTCGGGCGGTTACCAGATGGTTAAATGCGTTTCAGAACGTGACGTCACCGAATCGAAGAAAAAGTAAGGAACTCGATGAATTACATAGAGTGGAATCAGTATAATTTTCTCAGCACATTGTAAATGTCTATGAAACTTGCAGCCTTTTTAGTGACGACCGTGGTTTATGGTATCGTCTATATGGTTATGGACAAGGCGGATAGTAACGCCTTCGGGTTTGGAAGCTGGATCGATCCGTTTTATTTCAGCTTCACGACGATGAGCACGGTGGGCTATGGTGATTTCTCACCTGGAACAAATGTCGCGAAGATGCTTGTCATGTCACATCAATTTATTCTCATGGTGGAGCTTATGGCTCTGTTATTCGATAGCGATAATTCTAATAACAATGTGCCCATGAGAATGCCAGCCATGCAACAGATGATGCCGCGAGCGATGATGAATAGAATGCGAAAGATGAAATAAAGTTAAAAAAATGAAGTGCTAGATGTATATAATGAACATCGGAATCCTAACAGCCGGTGGTGTTTGTCCAGGTGTAAACAACATTGTGAAGACTCTTACCCTGTACGAAAACTCTCAAGGCAATCGTGTATTTGGTTTTAATGAAGGTTTCAAAGGTCTTAACTACAACCTTCGAACGGATCTTAATAGACAGAAAGTTGAAGATGTTCCCGGATCTATTTTGCGTGTATCGTGTGAACCAGTAAATATTAAAAAAAGTAAAAACAACCTGTCTGACCTGGATCGTTTGTATTGCATTTGCGGTAATGAATCTATGAAAAGTGCGGCGAAGCTTGCCATGAATGACACGATCGATACAAATGTTATCGGTATCGCCAAAACCATCTTCAATGATATTCCCGGTGTGGAAGCTGTTGGATTCCAGACTGCCGTGCAGGAGTTTGCTACTTACATAGATTATGCCTACACTGAAGCGTCTACTACAAATTCGATCGTGTTTTTGGAAACACCTGGAAACAAAGAGTCCCTCCTCTCGACGAACGCGGTGTACGCTAAATATTCTAAGGTGACGGACATCATCAACAGTCAGACTGTCAACAAAATCTCCATGCGCCAGATTCAGAACAACGCAGAAACGAATGGATTTGCCATCGTTGTAGTCGCAGAGGCTTGTGACTACAAAGAGGTGATTGACTATCTGAAGAAGGAAACGGATAATGAAGTTAAGGTGATGAGCCCAGGATTTGTAATCCGAGATGTGAACGCCTGCATCTACGATAGCATTCTTTCTGTGAAGGTGGCCAAAGAGGCATTCATGGATGCCCAAAAGATGAAAAACTTCATTCGTGGTGGCGACACTAGGATTCTGTTTGAAGACTACATTGAGATGGTTTAAGCGGCTTAAAGTAATGAATCATAAACCCTATGTGGGAAAGTCCCACCGTTATACATAAGGTTAGTCAAATAACCAAGATGCGCCGTTCTTATAGCTCAGTTGGTTAGAGCGTGGTGCTTATAACGCCAAGGTCACGGGTTCGAGCCCCGTTGGGAACATCGTTTTAGATGCATTTGCTTTGTGCATGTAAAACTTTAGTACCCCCACTTGACATCTTGTATCGTCGCGTTCTTGTTTTGTCTTGAAATGAAGTTTTCTTGTCCGTGATCTCTGTGTCCTATTGTGCTCATGTGAGATCTGTCAATGCGCATATAATCTCTTAGATCCTTGTAAAAGACTCGAGCACCTTCAGCTATCAGATCTTCATGTTTCATATCCACGTGGTTGTCCATCGGGTAGAAGTATTTGATGTATTGTTTCATGTTTGGAACATGCACCAAATAACATTTTGTGCTCGAAATCCATTTCACTTGTTCGATCTCAGTCTCCTCGTTATGATAGGGGAGTCTCGACAGACAGTGAAAGAAACACATTTCAAAGTCGTCACCCTTCTTGTCGATGACATCTTGAATTTGATTGTACAACTCTTTCGATTTCACAATGACATTATCTTCAAAAATGACCGCGTATTTCAACCCCTGATCAAGACACCTTTCATAAAACTCCATGTGACCCATGAAACAACCGATGGCCCCCATGTTAAAATAGGTGATGTCGGGTCTCTGCACTTCCGAGTTGTAATGCATTTCGACAGCCTTTTTGAAGTATTTTGGTTCAATCCGATCTTCATACTCTCTCGCGGTCTCTATGTTTCTGGTATCAGGTCCATAGATGACTTCGATTGGTATGCTCGCGTCGTGGTTTTTGAAGAATCGTTCTTGTCTCAACTTCTCTGTCTTCATCGTCAGAAGGAAGCACTTATACTGATACTTTATCTTCATGCCAGCGATGATGTACAAACTGATGATGAACAAGATGAAGAATGCTATCATACCTACTTAAGAAATACATTTTAAATTTAGACAATGGATGACATCATAAATCCGATTGGATTGGTAAGTTCAATTCTCATCACTGTCATGTTTGTCCCACAGGTGGTTCATGTATACAGAACCAAAGACACTCACGCGATAGACTATACTTTTTTGTTCATAAACCTTCTTGCGAGTGTCATGGGTCTCATATACTCAATCTATTTTTCCGTGGTCCCGATGATAGTAGCCAATACATCAGCTGGTCTTTTCAGTGTCTCACTTCTGAGCATGAAATACGTAAACGAAGTTAAAGAAGAGAAACGAAACATTGACAGAGAAGCACCGGCTCTCATAGTGTAGTTGGTCAACACTGTGGACTTTGAATCCACCACCCCTGGTTCGAATCCAGGTGGGAGCTTTTGTCCCCCCTTAGCTCAGTTGGGAGAGCAGTGGACTGTAGTTCCAAGGGTCATTCGTTCGATTCGAATAGGGGGGATCCATTCTTTCATAGCTCAGTTGGTAGAGCGGCAGACTGTTAATCTGTAGGTCATCGGTTCGAACCCGATTGAAAGAGAAACAAACTTAAAAATACTAAGCTTAACAAAAGTAATGTCAACTGTTGTTAAGTTTCTGTTTGCGCCACTGGTGTCTAGGAAGAGTAAGCCAAATAAGCCACGTTCGTCGCTTCTCGATCACCCCCCGCCTCCGGTTGATGTGAACAGTGAATGGAAGTTTGGCCCCTATTCGTGGAAGGCGACAGTTGAAGCCGTCGATAGTGATGGTGTTGTCGACAGGACGTTCATCGGATTCAGTCAAAATATGAATATCACAAACAGGACGAAAGATGCATGTGATAGACACAAAAGTAAAGGCACCACCTGTGGAGAACCTCAGATGGCCATGAAGGGTGGAGAATGTGACGAAGTCATCTTCATGAAAATTAAAAATCATGAGAACCTCATCAACCTTACTAAACCCATGTTCTAGTCGGTGAGAAAGTTGTATGCGGCCGCTCCCGCCATGAGAGTTCCTGCCCCCTTGAAAGAACGCGTAATCTGATACAGGATGAGTGATACTGTGACGAGACAACAACCCGCAGAAATCAGACCGATCCCGATCGTTTTTCCGGGTAGTGGATTCAGTGTGCTGTCCGCGTGATCTTTGGGGTTATAATGCACTGGAACTGTTTTACCAGCCTTTAATTTTACTGAACTATTCTTTCCATTTGATATACCCTCGTAGCTTTTCCCGTTGACATCATATCTATATTCTACGTTGCAATCGTAATATATTCGCCCCTCTTTATTTTTTGTCTTTGTACAATCGGTGCTATTGTATACACCGGTGACCCTCGATGTATACTTTGGTTTTCTCGACAGTAACGCGACCCCTGACGTGCTCATCGAGGACGCGATAAAAATTGCGATGACCAGCCTAAATAACGCGATACTTCGACCAATCTTGTTCCCCGTATTGATGATGTTATTCATCGTTACTGTATGTGCATATTTTTAATTCACATCTTGCAACATTTGTAACCCCACCTGACCCAATCTTTTGGAGCTTCCCCACCCTCACTGATTTGAAAATCTACGCGGGTCAGGACTTCGGTTGGGTGACACTTTACCCTTCCGAGACCTTTGACCGGATCTATAGTGGCGTTGATTTTCTCCTTCAAGGCGTCTGTTGCGGTAACATTTTCACCACTCGTTCTGGCAAACGTACCATGTCTCATAGAATGTCTTAACTCCCTCGGACCTTCTCCTTGCGAAGCCAGAAATGGAGTCCACTCTGTATACTTCATATCCTTACAGGGTCCAAACACTGGCCTTTTGAGGCATTTATATTGAAAGTTCACGAGTTTGGGATCAGGGTTATAATCCGCCGTCAAAGGGGAGTTGGGATCTGATTTTATGTTGAACTCTTTACCCAAGATGGAATCTTCCCACACGGGCTCGATCATATTGATCGGGAATGTTTTTGCAGCCCCATCCTCACCAAACTCTCCAGCTCCAATCGCTTCAAAGTCACAATCCATGACGACTGATCTTGCATTTTCCAAGGGGCCCTTCTCCGAATTTTTACCCGGAAGCGCTCTTGTCTTCTCATCAGTGATTGAACTCGTAGAATCACCGTCTACTCTCACTCTGTTATCAGAGTCCCACTCCCATCCCTCAGATCCCGTTAGACATTTATACAGTTGCTTGTAATTATCATGATACGATTTGAATTGGTGTCTGTAGTTGAGTGTGGTTCCAGTCACTTCGTCGGTTTTTGGCTTGATGATATCCCGCGTCTTAGAGAACTTCTCACTTCTAGTATGAAATGAGTTCAGCGCGTCATCACCACAGTCGATTTTTAAAGGATCTTTATCAAATAGCTTTGTCCAAGCGTTTTCTCTATATTTGATCCAGTTGATGGTATTGGGGTCTTCACTTATGTTGTCAACCGCCTTGACGTTTGTTCCCCCGATGAGAGAGTAGCTATCCGGACCCATATTGGGTAAGACGGATCCCCTGTCTGGCCAGGTCAACGCGGATTCGACGGGACGCCTTCTGTAATACGCTCCAGATGGAAAATATGGCAACTGACCAAATCCCACTGAGGATTCTTTGCGTGTCTTAAAACTCACACTCCTCGGATCATCATACGCCGCAAGTTCTGACTCCATCTTTTCTTCCATCATTTTCAAGTAGTCATCACGGGCTTCCTTCTCCAAATCTTCTGTCTTCTCTTCTGACCCCGCGAAGTACAGACCTGCACCTGCGGTTCCTGTGAAGGAAAGTATCATGAGGTAAGATACACAGCACACCAGTAATATATTGAGAGCTGTCCCCATTTATATTTAAGGAGATTAAAATTTTGTGCTTTCTTTATCTGGTCCAATAGTGATGGGTGGTGCTTCAAGTATCTCAAGCTCAAATGTGTCTTCTTTTACTTGAGATGGTTTAACATACGCTATGCGGCAATCATTCACTCGGAGTACTGGGTTGCCACTCTGCTGTGGCACGACAATGGGTTTACATAAGAGTGCGAACATCTTATACTTCTTCGATCCCACCGATGTAATATAGACTCCGATTAATTTTTCGTAAAAGATTCTTATTTTCCAGATACGCCACCCTCGGTCCGCGAATGAACACACCCTCAGTTTCCAAGCGTATATGCATATACTGTGTGCTATTGTCCCGACAATAATTCGATCTCTCCCTGATGTTGTCGTCCGAATCAACGTAACAGTCAATCACGACGTCGAGGGGTCCCAAATGCTCAACCACAGATTCGAATGTCTCTTTCGATCCCTCGACAGATAAGGGTAAAAACGTGATCATGACACGGGGTTTTTCCATTTGTGAAACCATCCTTCGAGCGTCCGCGTAATTTTGGGAGATGTGCAATCGATGATCTTCTCGCAATCTCCAACCAAGTTTCGTTCCAACGGCTCTCAAAGAACTCGGAGTGACAATTCCTAACGACATTATTGTATTTTTAAGTCGCTCCACCCTTTTAAACTTATTTCACTTTCCTCACACCATGGGTACACTTCATCACCCACAAAATGTAACGCCTGTGTTCCAGCGTCGATGCACTGGTCACAGATACTCTTATTGTCATCGATGATGAGACCGATATTGAGGGCGCGACAAATGTCTGACTTCTTCACTTCGTGGGGGGTGTAACTGTTGGTGAGAATAACATCATCAAAAATTCCGGGGAAGAAATGATCAATCCACAGTTCCGTCTCGTCTCGCACGACATCTTGACGACCTGTGATCACATACATTTTCTTAGCTTTTCCCTTTAGCATATACATGGCTTTTTGGGAGCCGCGCATTGGTGTGAGTTCCATGAAGGCTTTGGACTGGTAAAATTCTCGAACCATTCGTTGTGATGTTACTTCATCTATGTCAAATATCTCTCGGTATACATAATTATACTTTGGTTTACGTATAGTCTGCATGTGATATTTAGCCATTGGTTTGAGAAAGTGTACCAAGACTTCATCGATATCGATTGCCACCCTGTTCATTTATTTATTACAAACATTATTCATAGTCCCTAATTGCCACACCCACGGGAAAACGAGGCACATTTAACGCAGTCAGGTTTTGGAAACGAACCGTCAACATCTTTCCCATAAACTTCTCACGACTCCTGTATTGCTCTTCACGTTGCAAAATTGTTCCCTCCGGTCGAACAGTAAACTGATGTCCATCGCCGTTCTTGCACACCCAAACGACAGCGTCCGCGTCACGGCCGTGGCCCGTCTTGGCACCGACAATCTCATATTCTTCCGTCTGGAAGTCTTTGTGCTTGAGGAGATAATTGCTTCGTTGTCCAACTTCATAGACACTCTCACGGTCCCGAATCATGGTGCCCTCGTAACCCTTTTCCACATGTTCTTTGTGAAACTTGGAAATCTGAGACTTCTTCTTCACCAGAGTCGTATCGACATATTCATAGAGAGGATTCTTCAGTCTTCTGAGATGTTTCCAGCGCTCCTCAAAGGTCATGTCAAGTTTGTCGAGGTCAAAGTAATCAAAGACGTAAAACTTGAGCTTAAGGGGATCAGTCTTGAAAAGACTCGTGAGCTCTTCAAAGATGAGATTCGGATCGTAACACTCTCCGTCAAGATACTGACCCTTCTTGAGACCCTTTCCAAACACTTCAGTTCCAGGGATAATCTTCCCAGTCCTCGAAATACCACCCTCGTGGGAGACCAAGAGACGAACACCGTCCAGCTTGGGCTGCACGTAAAAGGGTTCAGAGATGTAACTCTGTCGATCTTCCCATTTGTTTGCGAGCATGGGCAACACCTGGTTACACTTTGTGTGTTCATTGTTCCACATCGTCCGAGCTCGCATGACTGCCTTGTCGTAGCCAGTCTTCACATTGGTCCTCGACTCGGTAAACTTGTCACTTCCAACAATGCCAGATTTCTTCACGATGTCCGCCGTGCCATTCTTCAAGTCTTCGACAATGATGTCGATGTAACGGTCACGGTTGTTCTTGTCTTGTCGGATGAGACGTTCGAAGCGCTGCATCTGAATGGTTTTATAATCTCAGCTTTATATAGATGTCTTCTTTACCAGTGGTAAACTATGGGAGACTGGAGCGACTTAGGCCTCCAGAGAGCAAAACTTTACCAATGAATTTGAACACCTTTTGTGTGATTTTCATTGTCATATGTATTTTATGTTTGTATAAGAGATCGTCTAATATTAGTCAGAGAAGGAGAAGGTACAAAACATTAGATGGATATTTAGATGATAAAAAGGACTAGTTACTCTACGGTGTCTACAATCTTATACTTCAAACAGTCACTCGGGGAGAGATAGATATCCTTCCGCATCAACTTTTTGAACTTCCTCTCTGGAATCTTCGTCTTGGACAAATACATCTTCTTCAGCATCTTCATAAACTTTGTGCTAGACTTTAGCTCATGCTTCAACTCCTGGAAGTTGCCCCACATCTCGGTAGAAATCTGATGAATGAGGACATAGGCATTCTTACCCATACGCCTCTCGTGGCCACCCAGTAACATGAATGTAGCGGCACTGCAACACGACCCCTGTGCGATTGTGATCACCTTAATACGAGAAGCCTCGATGACATTCATCATGGTCATACCCGCGAAAATACAACCTCCATCACTCATGATATGAACTCTGATGACCGGCTTGTATCCAACGAGTTCAGCACTTCTTTTAAGAAGTTCAATCTCCAACTTCTTAAACGCCTCAACGAACTCAAGAGCATTTTCACGATCAACATCCGCGTAGAAGAGGATTTCGTTTCCGATGACTTTGACACACTCAGATTCTTCAACTTCTTCTTCCTTCGTAGACATTCTTCAGAGCCTTCTTTACTTTTGTCACGTCTCTAGACTTTAAACTATTTCCCACTGCCAAGTGGTTGATGACGTCAAAGTCTTGAGGTGAAATTCCATAGTCAACGAGTTTACTTAGGTCCCCCCTTTCCGCATATTTCTTGAGAAGACACAGTTCCTCCACCCCGAGACCCAATCTCGATTTTTTCTTTATCTCCTCAAACTTTTGTTTCCTCATCTTGTAGTTTCCCAACTTTGTCCAACAACTTCCGGGTCGAATCTTTTCCCTATCCAAAGGCTCACCGAGAGAGTGTTTGGGTATTGTCAACGCGTGTAAGACAAAATACGGCATGAGACCCCAACTTCCATGTGTGTAGATGTGGGAATCGTAAAAGTCTGCGTCAGAGAAGGATTTGGTAATCCTCTCCACATCAACACCTTTGGAGTTGACGTAGTTTTCCTGAAAGATGTCCCACACATGACCATGTTCGGATATGCTGTCGTGGATTTGAATGGGGTTCGTGTCACACAAGACATCCGCGATGAACTCTTTCGGTGTTTTGAAGTCGTCCGTCGCGTCATACCCATCGGAATACGAGAAGAAGGTTCTGATGTTCCCGTTACAGCTGTTCGCGGCTGCTTCAATTTGAGGGGTGACTTTGTCCACGAGTGTGAGGAGAGCCTCGGGTTTATGTTTGGGAATGAACACAGTCTCAAAGTTGGGATACATGCACATGTTTGTGGTCGTGATCAATAGGGATCCACGCGAAATTCTGTCACCATCGGAAACCTTTTCCACGATGGGTTTGAATACGGGATCGTAGTCATCGATGTATACATGTTTAGTGGAAGGTCGTATGAAGGGGAGGAACAGGCACTTCGTCTTCATATGTTCGGGTAAGAGCTCAACAGAGTTGAGACCCTCTAGAACTTCTTTCAGGATGAAGGATTTACCAACGCCGATGGCTCCACAGATGAAGACATTCTTCCCTTCCCTAATGTATTTACGAATCAACTCAATCTTCTTCGTGTGAATCGTATAAACTTTTTCCAAATTTTTTTGTGCAACAATTTTAATGAAGGAGTCCATTGACGATCTTACTAATCAAGCCATAGATTTAGTGCTTGAGAATGACGCACTACATAAACGTATCCTAAAACCTTTAAAAAGAAAAATTTTACCATACGTGGCATGTACAGTTGTGACGAATCTCGTCATGTTTATGCTACTCCTTTACCTTGCTCGACGTCTGACTGTTCTTCAGATTCAGACTTAGAATCTTCAACCTCCATCTCCAACTCTTCCTCCTCTTCCTCCTTCTCATCATCAGAGGGCGCAATCATTTTACCAAATCTTTCAAAAGGTGTGTTCACTGTGATCGCTCGAATGGGTTCTATCGTCTTGGGAGGCTTTAAGAAAGGAATCGGTCTCACGAAGAGAATTTCAGGTTTTGTAAACTTACCCTCATTTGGATATTCTTTCTCAAATTCAACCAGAATGTGCTTGGGTATCGGGGGAGACTGCTCGAGAAGGCCGTCGTAGGTCGCTTTACATTCCTCAACAAACTTTAGTCCCTCCTTCTTACGTTCTTCGCGTGGAAGTGAGAGCTGTAACCGAATGTTTCTGGACAGAATTCCGTGACCCAGCGCCGCAGTTCTGTGTTGCTCCTTTAACTCGTTAATTTTTAAGAATTGCATGACGGTCGCAATGAGACCAGCAACGAGATTCATACCACCGATGATAGCCGGTGCGGAACCGCGTATCCCTTCTGGCAAGGTGCTTTGAGCAAAGTTAGCGGTGCCAGTGATGGTCGATAACACGATGACGGGGAGGTTAAAGTTCAAACTCATCCTCTTGAACATCAAGAACGCTTTGTGGTGCATGTACCGGTAACAAGCCGATTGCTCACCCCACTGACGCAGGATGTTTTCGTGATATTCATTCCACATTTCCTCCATAATAATTTCTGAGCTCATCTTATAATAGATGAATATAATATTCGCGATTCACTTTGTATTTCTCGTCTGGATATTGGTCACTCCTTTCCTCAATGATAGGAGAAACCTAGAGTTTTACTCCATGGTCATACCTTTCATCTTCTACCACTGGTCTGTGAATGATGACACGTGTGCTCTGACTCAGGCGGAAATGGCCATCACCGGCAAACACAAAGACGAAACCTTCATGGGGCGGGTCGTTGGACCCATCTACAAGATGGAGGAGAACGACGTCAACAAGATGACGAAGACTATGTTCTTCGCACTCTGGGCACTCGTCCAGTATAGACTCGGACACTTCAATATGTTTGTTGAGGACCTAAGTAAAATCCTGAAAGGTAAAAAGATCTAAGTCAACATGAACACCAAGATTCAAGCGGAGATTTATAACCTCAATTATAGAAGACATGATCTCTATGATTCTTACGTAAAGGCCTGTCACGTATATAGAGAAAAGCTTGACTACTTGTCTAAATGTATGGAACGTAATCGTTGTGCATTCAGAGAAGAAGTTTTACTCAGAAGGATATCTTACCTCGAGAGAGACTATGACACGTTGAGGGAGGAGCACGACGCGAAGATGTGTAGGCTATCGAAACGGATCAACTCACTTCTTCGAGTTCTTGACTAACTCCTGGACACGTAACAGGTTTCTTTTGATGGCTTGAATGTGCTTGTTCACTTTGATGAGATTCATGAGTTGCCTGTTTGGTAACACGGGCTTACTTCGATTACGAGTCTGAGTTTTCCGCAGTCTATTCCTGGAATTTCGAATTTGCTGGGATGTTGGCATTGTACTATAAATGGTGAAAAAAAAGAATGAAAAATGTACAAAATCAAACTAAGAATTTCATTGGTTGATCGATTTCGCGAGCCAATCAGATAACGTAAATCGGGGAATAGGTCTCACGAGAATATATTAAATCCAAAACATACGAAATTTCAGAACGTAGTACCAGATCGTATGGAAAACAAAAAACGCTCGTAACTTTTCAACGCTTCCGAATTTCGGGCTCTAGATAGTGGCAATCGACAGGAGGCGAACAGGGCTAGTTTGATTTT